GCACGGATGCCGGACTCGCAATTAAGCTTGTCAGTTTCCAGAAATGGTGCTGTCACAAGCGAGTTCTTATCAAAAGGGAGTCAACTCCAGACCTCTCATTCGAGAGGTTTGGACTTGACAACCTTTCTTAAAGGGCTTTCCGAAAGAAAGCTCTTTAAGGGGCTGATAAGGAGTCCTCTACTTGCTAAATCTGCTAGAACCGTTGGTAAATATCTCACATTTGAAATCAAATGCGAGATAAGTCTAGGTGAAGCCGGAGATAAATCTCCAGCATCACTGAGTAGCCGTTTGGCAAACTCAGCTACACCTATACCTGATTCTAAGGATTTGGACAGGTTAATTTCTACACCCAGATCACGTGCTATTACTAGGTATGCCTCAGCTACTGCTTTGTTAGCAATAACGAGGTCGTCCCCTAATACTGCGTAGTCCTCAAATCACGTCACTGACGTGAGAACGCGGCGCGCCGCCAACTGCACCATAAAATGGTGAGTAAGGGCTAGCATCGCTCATGATGACAGTGCCCCCATAGGTTGACCAACGGCATACCTTATAGGTTTGCCCTTGAATCATCAATCTCTTTTAACTAAGAGATTCGCCCAGGCCTCGGCTACTGTCTTACCAATAAAGTAAGATAGTATTTGAGTCTGGAACGCAATGGGGAGTCGATCGGTTGCAGCAGATAGGTCGTAGGATCAGAAATCTTTGTGTCCCTTGTCAATCAAAACTTGTAAAGGTTTTAATTGGTCAAAGGTTCCATCTTGAGGTATCTTCCTCAAGAGGGCAAACAAAGCTTCATGCAGTGGATGAAGTATGGATTGAGTCCATACATCAGTCACTGCGAAAATCCGAACCTTTCCTGCCGCCTCGAATTTCTGGCACAACTTACCCAATTTGAACATTTGTCAAAATTGAGTAAGGGATGCAGGAAATTTGAGACCGATAAACTGAAATCAAGCGTGTAGAAAACCCACTTCTTTCTCCAACATGTCCGTTAGGGCAGGAGCAAACTCCGCCGACACCACTCTTCAGAAACCCTCCACAGGTGACCCCACCAACGCGCAAGCGTCGGCGGTGGCCCCTCTGATGGAGATTCTTGAATTTGGGCCGGCTGTTGTAAGAGGTAATAAGTGATGCGCTTTAGAAATCTTAAGGGAACCAAAATTCCTCTTAAGTTTTCGAAAGACATTTTCGACTTCCCATTCTGCCATTACAGCAGAAGTTCCACTAAACCCTGATACAATAGTATCAAGGTTTAGCTTGGGGGAAGCCTTAATTACCCGAAAGACAGAAAGGAGGGAACCTACCGCCTTAATCGTCACAAAGTCTCTTCCCTCAATTAAGAGGCGAAGGCGACCAGGGACGATGAGGGGTAAACCTCTCCGGCTAGCGACCCGCATTGGGGCACACGCCGTTTCAGGACGGCCCGCTAATACTTTTAGGTACAGACGATACGCCTCTTTAAGATAAGAGACAGTAAAGTCTGCACCATTCCGCTTATGCATCATAGTGATATGATGCGCAAGTTGAAAGTAATAGCGACGGTTGGCTGAGACAGAGAATAACCAGAGTAGCACCTTCACGTAAGCCTCCAGTCTAGTTATAGACATGAAGGCTCGTGTAGTACTATTTGGTATTCTGGATCAGCGACGTTTGCTGTCTTTACTTTGATTTTTCATAGTTTAGATAGTAAATAGTTGTTGCCCAGAACCACCGTTTTCGGAAGAGCTTTGAGCTTCTCGATGGCCATACTCGCCGCCTCGCTCGTTACACGAGGGAGCGGTAGAGGGACATCAAGTATCAAAGTTAACGAAAACGGGCCGGAATTCTCACCGGTCTTAGATTTCGTGACCTTCGGAGTAGCAATTACTTGCTAAATGAGGGACGATTATGTTAACGGTCCAACCTTTTAAGGTTGGTACTGCATTACATCGTCTAATAGCCATAAGGTTGTTATGACATGCGATGCACTCGTTAACGAATCCACCTCACTCCTATCCTTTTTACCGGGTAGTAGCTGCTGGGATGCCAGCTACTACGGACCTCACCAATCTGGTTCACTAGGGCTGTCGACCTCAGCTAAGGCTGACAGAGATATCCCTAGATCTGCAGAAGGAGCACGTAGGGCCTTATCAGGGGGTGCTTAACGCACCAACGAGCCACGGAAGTGGCT